CACAGATGAGTTGTGGCAAAAGCATTTAGATGGTGCTGACAGTTTAGGTATTATACCAATCAATGATGATAACAAATGTAAGTGGGGATGTATAGACATCGACTCTTATGCAGAGTTTGATCACAAGAAATTAATTAACAAGATAAAACAATTTCAATTACCATTAGTCGTTTGTAGATCAAAGTCTGGTGGTGCTCATGTATTTTTATTTACTGAAGATTATGTATCAGCAGGTTTGATGCAAGATAAATTAAATGAGATTAGATCTGTATTAGGTTATGGAGGATCAGAAGTATTTCCTAAACAAAGAGAATTAAAATCAAAAGATGATACAGGAAACTTTTTAAATTTACCATACTTTAATTGTGGTCAGACAACAAGATACGCCTTTATGGAGGATGGCGAAGCTGCTAGTATAGATGCTTTTTTTGAACTCTACGAAAGACATAAACAACAAGACATAAGCGCAATAGAAATTAAAAGACCAGAGACTCCTTATTCAGATGGACCACCATGTATAGAACTCATGGCACAAAATAAAATTGGTGAAGGTGGTAGAAACAATGCACTATTTCATTATGGTGTATATGCAAAATCTAAATGGCCTGAAAATTGGAAAACAAAAGTAATGATATTTAATGAGTCAGCAATGGAACAACCGTTGTCAGATACAGAAGTACAAATAATTATAAAACAACATGATAAAAAAGAATGGGGTTACAAATGTAATGACCAACCCATGTGTAGTTTGTGTGATAAAAAATTATGTAAGAAAAGAAAATTTGGTATAGGTCAAGAACCTGTGTTTCCAAGTTTAACAGACCTACAAGTAGTTAACTTAGAAGAGCCTTACTATTACATGAACGTTGATGGTGAAAGATTATATTTAGACTCAGCAAAACATTTAGCTAATCAAGTTTTATTTCAAGAAGAATGTATTAAACAATTAAGAATAAATCCTCCAACAGTAAAAGTTGGTGACTGGAAAAAAGTTACAACTGCATTATTAACTAATGCAGAGATCACAGAACCTGCAGAAGGTACAAGCACAAAAGATATATTAAATAATTATCTAGAAGACTATTGTGTAAACAGAATACAAAAAGATGACTACGAAGACTTACGTAATGGTGGTACTTATACTAAAGATGGTTTTCATCACTTTGTATTTGATAACTTCTTTAACAATTATCTATCAAGAAAACATTGGAGAGTTCCATACCAAAGAACATCACAGATGTTAAAAGATGATTTAAACTGCACAACTAAACGTGTAGGTAAAACAAAACTATCTGTATTTGTTGTAGCTAGATACGATAAAAAAACAGAAACATATAAACCAAAAACATTTAAGAAAGAGAACTACTAATGCGTCATGTAATTTATGGTCCTCCAGGTACGGGTAAAACACATACACTACTAGGACACATAGAAAAGTTTTTAGCTAACACACCACCAGACAAGATTGGTTATTTTACATTTAGTAAGAACGCTGCACAAGAAGGTAAACAAAGAGCAGTAGATAAATTTAAACTATCTTACAACGATGTACCATACTTTCAAACCCTTCATTCATTTTGTTTTAATCAACTTGGTATAAATAAAAACCAAGTGATGCAACCAAAGCACTACAAAGAACTATCAGAAAAAATGCAAATAGAATTAGAAGGTGCAAGACAAGACGAAGACTATGAGGGTATATTCTATTCTCCAGATCCATACATACAGTTAATAAACTTAGCACGGTCAAAAGAAATGGACCCAATAAAATTTTATAATTTACACAACAATAATAAAATACAATTAGATAAGTTAGAAATTATAGTTGAAGAGTTAGAAAGATACAAAGAACAACATGGACTAATTGATTTTCCAGACATGTTAGAAAAATTTATAGCAAGTGGCGAAGCACCAAAACTTAGAGTTATGTTTGTGGATGAAGCACAAGATTTAAGTTTAGTACAATGGAAATTAGTTAAGAAGATAGAAGAAAAATGTCAAGACTCATACATATCAGGTGATGATGACCAGGCCATATACAGATGGAATGGTGCACACGTTAGTACATTTATAAATCTAGAAGGTAAAAGAACTGTGTTAGATCAATCACAAAGGGTACCACAAAAACCTTTTGCATTAGCAAACAAGATAATAAAAAAAGTACACAACAGAGTAGAGAAAGAATGGTTGCCAAAAAAAGAAGAGGGATCTGTTAAATACTGTGATGATCTACATGAAGTAGATTTTTCAACAGGTAGATGGTTAGTATTAGCACAAGCTAACTATATGTTAGCAGGTATTGGAAACATATTAGATGAAAAAGAATTGTATTGGCAGAGAAGAAATGCAGTGCCAAGGGTAAAAAATATATATGAGATTATACAGAAATGGAATGATTTAAAAAAAGGTGTACCTCTACACTATAACGATATCAAGAAAATTGCTGCAAAGATGACTAAAGATAATTGGGATCCAAAGTTATTTAAAACAATAATTAAAGAAGGGTTCTACGACATAGATACATTAAAAGAAAAGTATGGACTTAAAACAGAAACTGAATGGGATGAAGCATTAAATGAAATAGGTGATGAAGATATATATAAAATAAAAAAATTAATTAGATCAGGAGAAAATTTAGATAGCAATCCTAGAATTAGTATATCAACAATACATGGAGTTAAGGGTAATGAAAGAGAAAACGTAGTTGTAATAACAGACTTGGCCGGTGCAGCATTTATAGATTATGAAAAAGATCCAGATGATACACATAGATTATTTTATGTTGCGTGCACAAGAACAGAAAAAAACTTATACATAATCGAACCACAAACAAAGAAGGCATACAATCTATGACAAACAAAGACTTATTTAAGAAAGCAACATACGATTCACTAGACAATCAAGTTGGTGGAAAACATTATCGCTCAATGAAAATTCAACCTGCAGAGTTTATAAACGAAAACAAATTGCTTTTTGCAGAAGGTAATGCTATAAAATATATATGTCGACATCAGTCAAAGGGGAAAGAAGAAGACATCAATAAAGCAATACATTATTTAGAAATGATATTAGAAAGAGATTATTCATGAAACCAATATTCAAACCTCAAACAGAGTGGGTACCACCAGAATCTTTTCCAGACTTATCAAAGTATGATGAGATTGCAATTGACTTAGAAACCAAAGACCCAGATTTAAAATCAACAGGTTCAGGATCTGTAGTTGGTAATGGTAAAGTTGTAGGTATAGCTGTTGCTGTAGAAGGTTGGTCTGGATATTATCCTATCGCACATGAAGGTGGTGGTAACATGGATAAGAACATGGTTATAAAATGGTTTACAGATGTACTAAATACACCTGCAATTAAGATATTTCACAATGCAATGTACGATGTATGTTGGATTAGGTCTATGGGCCTTAAAATACAGGGTAAGATAGTAGATACCATGATTGCTGGCTCTCTCGTAGACGAGAATCGCTTTCGATATGATTTAGGTAGTTTGGGTCGTGATTACGTCGGAATAGGCAAGAATGAGGCTGTATTAAAGGAAACTGCAGCGCATTGGGGCATAGATGCTAAGTCAGAGATGTATAAACTGCCTGCAATGTATGTTGGAGAATATGCCGAGCAAGATGCAGTGTTGACTCTAAAACTATGGCAAGAAATGAAAAAAGAAATACTAGATGAAGATGTACAATCTATCTTTGATCTTGAAACAGAATTATTTCCATGTCTTGTTGACATGAGATTCTTAGGAGTACGTGTAGATGTAGATGCAGCACACAAATTAAAAAAAGAATTAGTTACAGAAGAAGAACGTTCTTTACTTGAAGTAAAAAAAGCAACAGGTATTGATGTACAGATCTGGGCCGCAAGATCTATAGAAAAAGTTTTTAAAAAATTAAATCTACCTTATGATACAACAGCAAAAACTGGTGCACCATCTTTTACTAAAAATTTTTTACAAAATCATCCAGACTCTACGGTAAAACAAATTGCACATGCACGAGAGATTAATAAATCACACACAACTTTTATAGATACAATATTAAAACATTCACACAAAGGTCGTATCCATGCAGAGATCAATCAAATTAGATCCGATCAAGGTGGTACAGTAACCGGTAGGTTCAGTTACAACAATCCAAACTTACAGCAGATTCCTGCACGTAACAAGGAACTCGGACCACGGATCAGGAGTTTGTTTATTCCAGAAGAAGGACACACTTGGGGTTGCTTTGACTACTCACAACAAGAACCTAGATTGGTTACACACTATGCAAGTCTTGATGGACTCTATGGTGTAGGTGAAGTTTTAGATGCATACAATGATGAACCAGACACAGACTTTCATAGGATTGTAGCTGACATGGCTAACATTCCAAGAAGTCAAGCTAAGACAATTAACCTTGGTTTGTTTTATGGTATGGGTAAAAATAAATTACAAGCAGAGCTTGGTGTATCTAAAGAAGATGCAGAAGATTTATTTAGAACGTATCATGACAAAGTACCTTTTGTTAAAATGTTAATGGAAAGTGTAATGCGTAGAGCACAAGACAAGGGTAGAGTTAGAACTCACCTTGGACGTAGATGTAGATTTAATTTGTGGGAGCCTAGACACTTTGGTGTACACAAAGCTTTACCCAAAGAAGAAGCTGAACGAGAACACGGACCCAATATGATTAAGCGTGCTTTTACATACAAAGCATTAAATAAACTTATACAAGGATCAGCAGCTGATATGACTAAAAAAGCTATGGTTGATCTGTACAAGGAAGGTATCATA